GCGGAAAAATGCTTTGAAGGCAAGGTCAATGCGAACAGCAACATTCTGCAGAACTTGAGAATGGACATTGGCAAGGGAAGGGCGTTGTTCTTTGAGAGCGGGAAGGCTTGTCGCTTGGGCATGGTAATTAATGCTTCTCTGTTCTTGTTCCCATGCTTCTTTCCGCTCAGCAAGAAAATGGTTAAACAGCCAGCGGCATTCTTCAAGCCATTGGTTCATTATGCGAATCTGTTTTTTAGTTGGATATATGCGGTATTTGAAAGTTTTAAGCAAATCATATCACCTGCTTAAAATTATACCACACTTTTTGGAAGGGAGGCAAGCCGTCTTTCATCCCCTGAATGAATTCAGGGGTATTCCCGGCGGCGGTTTATAAATTCCTGGACGAGGAGAACCCGACAGGAAGTTTTTAGCCGAAAGTAGGCGGAAGGATGTACTAAAATGCTTGATTCTCTTAAATCAGCTATAAAAACCGGAATAGGACGCATATCTGCCGTTATTTCACCGTCCAAATACGGCTATGTAGAGGATCTTGTTTCTTTTGTGAATACAGAATTTGAGCGCAGAAGAACAGAACGCTGGCCGTATGAATTGCAGTGGAGGCTTAATTTGGCTTTCCTGGACGGTAATCAGTATTTGGATATTCACACGGGACTTATGGATCTGATAGAGATCCAGAAGCTTTACTGGTGGCAAGAGCGAGAGGTTTTTAACCATATTGCTCCGACTATCGAAACCCGTATTGCCCGGTTTGCAAGGATGCAGCCAAAACTCAAGGTGCGCCCGGCAACCTGTGAAAGCGCCGATATATCAAGCGCAAAAGTATCCACAAGGCTACTGGATTACACCTTACATGAGCGTTTGACGGCTGAAAAGAGGCAAGCCTTATTTCAATGGATGGAAGCTTGCGGAAGCTCATTTTTGAAGAATATTTGGGATCCTAAATTAGGCAAGAAGATTGGTGAAACTATTATTAATCTGGAAACTGGCGAAAAACCAGAATCAACAAAGCCAGTTGAAGAACAATTTAATTTCAATGATGAACTAGATGCAGCAGGCAAACTAACTTCTGACGAGCTTGATAAGAATTTAAATACTGTAGAAGCCCAAGATGAAGATACGTTAGTCTTAGAGGAAGCCGATATTACTGTTGGATTTTCTAAAGTGCCTTTATATGAAGGTGATGTTAATCCCCTTGTTGTTCCCGCCTTTGAAATATATCCTGATAGCTGCCAAAATCCAACCATAGAGGATTGCCGAAGCATTATCCACGCCAAAGCATATCCGATAGAAGAGATTTATGACATTTGGGGGGTTAGGGTAGACCCCGAATCTATAGATACCTTTGCTAATCTTATTTCGATTCAAGGTAGCGGTGGCTTGGGATATGGATTTGCCGGATTCGGGACCGCTGTTGGACGTTTGGAAAACCATGCTTTGGTCAAGGAATATTGGGAACGTCCTACTCTCCGGTATCCAAAAGGCCGGCTTATTGTGGTAGCAAACAATAAGCTCCTGCATGTCGGCACACTACCCTTTAATGTTGGCCCCGATGGAGAACCGGATCTGCCTTTTGTGAAAATTGACTGTATTAACAGACCGGGGTGCTTTTTCGGTAGGAGCATAATTGAGCGGTTGATCCCTGTCCAGCGCCGTTATAATGCCGTACGCAACAGAAAAGCGGAATATCTTAACCGCTGCGCTATCGGTCAACTTTGCGTCCAAGAGGGCAGTGTGGATCTTGATGATGAGGAGCTAAACGGCGCAAGTCCTGGTTATATCCACGTCTACAAAAAAGGTTTTAACCCTCCGCACTACATAGAAAATCCATCTTTACCTGCGGAATTTACTCGCGAAGAGGCCGCATTGCTGAATGAATTTACGCTAATATCCGGTGTTTCCGAAATAGCCCGTCACAGCATGGCACCTCCTGGAGTTAAGTCAGGTGTGGCATTAGATACGGCTATTCAGCAAGATGATACCCGCCTTTCTCATACCGTTAACAATTATGAAACTGGTCTGGTTAAAGCGGGCAAGCAGTGGCTTAGGCTGTACCGCCAAAAAGCAACCCAGCCACGGTTACTTAGAACTGTAGGTACAGATTTGGAAATTGAGCTGATTCAATGGGATGCTGGTGATATTCGTAGCGATGATGTAATCGTTGAAACCGGTTCATTTGCGGCGGAATCGCCAGCCCAGCGCCGCCAGATGGTATTCGATTTGCTGGCTGCAGGACTATTTATAGATCCTGATACCGGAAAAATCACCAAGGAAGGACAGCGCAAGATTTTTGAACTACTCCAATTTGGTGATTGGGAATTTTGGGATGATGAGGACAGGCTCCAGGTTGCCAGGGCAGAGCGTGAAAATAGGGCGATGAGCGAAGGAACGCTTTTGCAACCCAGCGATATTGACGATGATGTTATTCATATTCAGCGTCATAACAGATACCGCCTAAGTGCAGAATTCGACGAGCTCAATGCGAAAACCGGCGGGCAAATCGAGCAACTATTTAAGGCTCACACGATGATGCATTTAGAGAAATTACAGCAAGCAGCTATGCAGCAAATGCTTACTCAGGCAAGAATGCAAGCGCAATTACGATCTCCCGCCGAGAAAGCCCACCCCTAAAGGGGTGGGATGAAAGGCAGCCCTGTGGTATAATATTTCTAGCACAAGCTCTAGGGCTGGACCAGTCCGAAGTCAAGCCTCCAGAGAGGGAGTCATCCCTCGGTGAAAGAGGAAGCCCACCCCTTTCAGGGGTGGGAGGAGGTCACAACCGGTAAGGCCGGGTTAAGGAGGTATAAATTATTATGGCTTTTGAAGAACCGGATGTGAATACTCAACCGGGAGGGCCAACTTTGGAAGAGATATTGGCTGGACAAACTGTCCAGTCTGATGCGCAAACAGATATACAAACTCAAGAAACTACAACAGAACAGCAAACGCAGCAGCAAACACAATTACAAGATTCCGAAACGCAGCAGCAAACACAATTACAAGATTCCGAAACTCAGCAGCAACCAATCGGAGAAACCCAACCTATTTCCTCAACACAGCCAGATCCGCTTCAGCAGATTTTAGCTATGCAGCAACAACAACAGCAGTTAATCGGGATGCTTTTTAATATGATGCAGCAAAACCAGCAGCCCGTTATAACTCAGCCGGAACCGGAAATCGAACAGCCCGTTATGGAATTCACAATCCCGGAAGAACTACCAGAAGAACTCCAAAAGGAGATTGATGACCTCTACCTTGAGAATCCTGCCAAAGCCCTTGCCAAAGTTGCTAAATGGCAGCAGGAACAGGTGCTCGAGGCGCAGCGAGAGGCGGAACTCAAAAGACAGCAGGCTGAAGCAGCGAAACGGCAGCAGTTGCAGCAGGAATATGCAATGGGATTCGCAGCTTTAATGAAAGAACACGGACCGGATACTGTTGAAAAGCTGGGGCCGCGCATCGAGGAAATCATGATCAAAGAAAGACCGGCATTATTAAATTTACCACCTCGAGATGCAATAGCAATCGCATTTGAATTAGCGCGGCGTGAGCAGATGCAGCAACCAGTCCGACCTCAACCCCAACAACAACAGCAGCAAATCCTGCAAGATAACCAAGATGCAGTTTCAGTATTGAATCAGTTATTATCACAGCCCGAGATCCGCAATAAAGCGAAAGAACTTATTGGCAATGAGGTTATTGCCAACTATCTGAAGGGTATCCAAAAAGGAAATGCAACTCCGGCTGTTATCGCGGGGCAACCGGGAACGACAGTACCCGTAACGCCTCCAAATAAATTCACGACCTTTGACGAGGCAGCCGAGGCGATGGAAAAATTCTTTAGTCGTTAATGCAAAAAAGTTTCAAGGAGATGATGGTAAATGCCCGGAATCTTGACGATTGCCGATGCAGATAAAGCATTAAAAACCTTTTTTCTGGAACCTTGGCGGTATCAGTTGAATGTAGGTGCGAGCGGATTACTTGCTCAGATTGAACGTAATACCAAGAATGTAGTTGGTAAGAAGATTGACATGCCGTTCCGGTACGGACGCAACGGTGGTTATGGTTCTGGTGATATTTTACCGGAAGCCAGCAGTCGGAAGACCGAACACGGAATTTGGGAAACAAAGAACATTTATGCCCGGATCAAAATTGACTACAAAGTGATGGAAGCATCTAAAACCAATCTTGGAGCTTACGCCAATATGCTTAAACAACAGATGGCGGATTGCTTAGAAGATGTTAAGGAAAACTATGCACGTCAGGTTTTTGGTGATGGCTCTGGTAAACTGGCTGTTGTAACTGCCGTTGACAATACAGGCACAACGACTGTATTAACCATTGATCCTGCTAACGGCTTGTTTGGTATTGATGTTTTTGCTGAAGGTATGCTGATTGATATTTATGACCCAGCAGGCCCAGTAAAGAGAAATTCTAGCGCTCCTTATGAAGTTATTGCTGTTGACGAAGAAAACAAACAGATTACTCTTAACGTGTTAGACACATCTATTGCCGTAAACGATTTTGTTACTGTACAGAATTCTTATAATCAAGAAATGACCGGTTTAAAGGCTATTTTTGATTCCACTATCCTTTATGGATTGGATAGGACACAGCACAAATGGCTTAATGCCAATAAGATTGCGGTTAACGGAGAAATATCCGAACTTAAAATTCAGCAAGGTATTGATACGGCCAAGAAAAAAGCCGGTTCTAAGATTAATTTGCTAATTGGCAGTTTCGGGGTACGCCGGGCCTATCAATATCTAATGCAGTCTCAAAAGCGCCAAGTTAACACCTTAAATCTCAAGGGTGGTTGGACTGCCCTTTCTTACACCGGTGGGGAACGAGAATTGCCGCTGCTTGTTGATCAATACTGCCCGCCGGGATATCTGTATTGTTTGGACACTCAAGATTTCAAGATGTACGAGATGACCGACTGGACATGGATGGAAGAAGATGGGGCAATTTTGCACCGTATTCAGGACAAACCGGCTTACGAAGCAACTTTGGTGAAATATGCTGATTTGGGTTGCTCTAAACCACGCGGTGCTGTAGTGTTAACCGGAATAACCGAACACTAAAAAATTTGCGGCGGAGCCGGAAATTCCGGCTCCGCATTCTTCAAATAAAGGGGGCATAATCAATGACAACCTTTATTGCCGAATTGAAAGTTCCACCGCTTCGAGCTGAGGAAACATATATTCAACCTGATAGAGATCGGTTTAATGATAGACTTCCGGTTGATAAGGTACGTGCTTTGGCGTGGGCAGATCAGGCGGCAACTTTATACATTGAAGAAAGTGAAGATGGGGCAGTCTGGACGGCAAAAATGATTCAGCCAATTGCGGCCAAAACTACTATGGACACAGGATGGGTCGCTTTAGCCAAAAGGAGATACCGCTTTAAAGTTGTTAACGGCGCCGCTACTCAGGGCGAATTTATTCTTTATCAACAGATTATTGGACTGGGAGAAGGACAAACTGATATAAACGTTTCAATTGAAAGAGTGTTTACTATTACTCCAAATGATGCTGAAAATTTACCGCATAATACTATTGCCATTTACATTGGAGAGGCAGGGGATTTAAAGATTGATACTGTCAATGGGGACAATGTTCTTATAAAAAACTTATCATCGGGAATATGGCATCCTATTAAAGCTAAAAAGGTTTACGCTACTGAAACTACAGCGACAAATATTCTGGGGGCATATTGAACTGTATTTTAAGGTTTTAAATTAAAGAGGCGAAATATTATGCAGCCAAGTTTTTTCTTTAAAGAAGATGTAAGAAACCGACTTGCTGGAAAACCCTGGCTTGAACCCGTTTTTAGTGATCTCTTTGATATTAGTAACCGCATCCGCACCGTTGATCCTACCCTTTTTATCGTAAGAAATCATCGGCTTGACCAGTATGAAGTTCATTCATTGGCGCACTATCCTAATACTTTTGCCTGGGTTGTTCCGTATCATGTCCTAGATATTCGGACAATCAGGAGGGCATGGAAAAACAGTTTATTGCTTCGGGGAGACACTATTTTCAAGGAAGTTGATGAGAGAAATGCAAAACATGAAGCCTCTTTGAGGAGGCAATTTAATAATGATATTGATGCTATTGCCAGAGAAACGCGATCATTGTTTGCAAAAACGGCGTGGGAGGTTCTTTAATGACTGGCAGGGAAATAATTAACTTCGCCAGCCAAGAATTAATCAAAAGACCTATTACAGAAGATAACGGAATTGCTTGGATCAATGATTGTTTGCTAACTGAGCTAGGGAAAGACGCAAATGTTTTCGGCGAAACCATTATGACTGCCTGTAAGGCTGGAATGCGCTATGAGCTTCCCCCGGACTGTATTTCCGTCTTTGAAGTCTACGACAAAAACAACAATGACTTTCATTATTGGAAAGTCAGCGCTGGAAGAATACTCTTTGCTTTTGACGGAGACTACACCCTTTATTATTACAGGATCCCTAGAAAGATAGACTTAGCAACACTTGAAGCGGAAATTGACTGCCATCCTCTTCTACATTTGGTTATTCCATATTATTTGGCTTTTCGGTTTTATGCACCGGATTTTATGGCAGACAAAGAAACTGATGCTAGATATATCGAGTTTAAAAATAAATTAAGCATGGTCTTGGAACAGATTCAACCTAAACGTGGCAGGATAATAAAAACTTATTCTTGGGTGTGATTTAAATGATACTTAGAAAATGGGCGATAGACGATTTCTCCGAAGGTATTATTAACAGGGTAGAAGATGATCATCTTCCTAGTAATGTCCTTCATGATGCCCAAAATTTTATTGCTAGGAAGATTGGAAGGATTAAAAAGAGAAGCGGACAACGGCGGTTAAATACTATACCGCTTCCGGGTGCTATTCAAGGGATTTATTCTTATTACGGCAATGATAACCGCAAATTGGTAGCGGTAGGCGGTGGCAAGGCTTGTTATTGGGATTTTCTTTCTTCGGCTTTTATTGAGATAAAATCCGACTTAGATATTTCAGCTCCGGTTTTATTTGAAACTTGCGTCAATTATATGGTGGCCGCAAACGGGATTAATCCTCCTTGGAAGTGGGACGGCATGGTGGTAAGTAATCTTGCCAACGCGCCTGTCGATGGCCAGTTTCCAACGCTATTTAAAGAAAAATTATTTATGGTACCAAAAAGCGAACCATCAACATTGCTATGGAGCGGCAGTTTTGCCCCGGAAGATTGGTCTGATCTCGAAAATTACTGGGATATTACCAAAGGTGATGGCGACAAAATTACAGCATTACGGGTAATGCTGGATGAATTGGTTATATTCAAGAGGTATTCCATCCATGTTTTGCGCGGCACAAATAAGGATGATTTTAGGCTTGACAGTCCCGAAACGAGAGTTGGAGCAACGGGGCCTCGGGCGGTGACTGGGTATGGAGGTTATTTATTCTTTGTTGCCGATGATGGAATTTATGTTTGGAATGGTTTGCGAGCCATTAATATATCTCGGGAGCGGATACCAGATCACTGGAAGAATGTTAACCAAGAGCATTTAGATAAGGCAGCAGCTTGCGTATGGGATGGAATGGTGTGGTTTGCTGTGCCAGAAGGGACAAGTAGTTACAATAATCTTATTTTGGTCTATGTGCCATCTGCCGGGGATGTGACAAGCGGCAAATGGTGGGTTTTTCGAGGTATTAATGCTTCGTGCTTTACTGAATTCAACACTGGTAATGAGATTCTTTTGTATTCAGGAGATTCTTTTGATGGTTATGTTAATCAACAGGATGTTGGAACCGATGACTTTGGGAATCCGATTGAAGGGTATTTAATACCTGCAACGCTGGACGAAAAACCAGAAACAATGAAATATTTTTCGTTTGCGGAGATTATGGATGCTCCGAATGCTAATGATGCTAATCTGGATGCTGCTTTTGATTACGGTGCTTTCACTCCTCTACGGTATGAAAGCGGAGACGAACTGGTTAGGATATATCGCTTTTTTGAGCAGTACAAAGGGCGTGTTTTACAAATGAAGTTAACTCATAATGCTCTAGGCGATTGTGAATTGAGGGGACTGCGGATTTGGTATAAGCCTGTTCGTCTGCCGAGGTGAGGAGTAATGGCTGGAGAGCAAGATATAATTCAACTTCCTTACAAAATTGCCGGCTTAAAAGGCGATGACCTTATTCTTGCTATTGACCGCAACTTAAAAGAGATTGAGCGGCAATTGTCTATTTTGCAGATGTATATGAAGAAGATCGGTAAACCTGCCGACGAGACAATAAATAATGTCACTACCCCAACTGGACAATTAGATACCAGCAAACTATCTGACAAAATGGTTGGATTAGAACACGAACTACAATTGGCGGATCAGGCAGTTACAGAAGCCAAGATAGCAGTGAGAGCGATTAAAACTCCGCATTTAGATGATGGTTGTGTTACCGATATGAAATTGGCTGCTGGCACAATTACCGAATCTAAATTAAATTGGCAAACCCATTTGATTTTTTAAATAATAAGGAGGAGATGATTTATGGGATTATTTGACAGATTTGAAGAAATAGTCGAGCGGGCAGTTGCAAAGGTAATGGAAAAGAAATTGGTATCCTTACTCCATGATGTAGATTATCGCATTAAAACCATTTATGAAAGTGCAGGCCATGTTTTAGGGTATGATGCGAAATATGGATCTATGGATCTCAATCTTCCTTGGCATTTAATTGAGGGATACACTTTTACAAATAATTCGCCAAATCCTGGATATGTTTCCTGGTCGGATGTTCACATTGTTTATAAGGGCAACACCTATGCAATAGAAGATGGAAATACAAATATGAAGTATATTTGTTGGTTTTTATCTGCTCCTTACGAATTCACAACCGGAGATGCTAAACCGGATCTTACTCCAGATGATGTGCTTGTAGCAATTAACGATTCCGGAATTGCGCGGTTAATGATTGTTCCTGGAAAAATGGTTCACGGTTCTGCAATAACAAACGGTTCCATCAACGCGGCAGAACTTGCTAATGGAGCAGTAATTGCCGATAAAATTGGCGCTTTTGCAATTATTGAAGAGAAAATAGCCGATGAAGCAGTTACAACTAATAAAATAGCTAATGATGCTGTGAATAATAATAAGTTGGCTGATGGGGCAGTAGTTGCCACAAAAATAGCTGCAAATGCTGTGGATAGCACTAAATTAGCCGATGGTGCAGTCATATCGACGAAAATTGCAGACAATGCGGTTACTACCAGTAAAATAGGGGATGGCCAAATAACAGGGCCGAAGATTGGAGCGAGTTCAATTGCAGAAGATAAATTGAATTTGGCAACCCATTTTATTTTCTAGGAGCAATATGCGAGTATGTCTGTAACCGCTAATTTTGTTCGCAATTCAATAGCATATATGACCGACGGCACTCAAGTCGCCGCCAACGTTCCCAGATTCGAGCAAGGCAAATTCGGCCAGGCGGTGATGGTGGAGGAAGGGACGACGAACCTTGTTGTCAACAGCTCCTTTGAGAATGATAGC